CCGGAAAACGCTACAACGTCAGATATTGAAGAGCTCAAGAAAAAAAATCTTCAAGCTCATGAACAAAACAAAGCGTTTAGATATTCACAGATAGATGACGTTGCACTCATATGTCAGCACGAGCTTATATCATATCTTGAGTTGCAAGGATTTGACGTAGACAATTATGAGTTTGTAGAACATTTCAGCTTTGCTATGGAAGCTCTACGATCGTGTCTTCTTCAGTCAGCAGGACTTAACCATCCCCTACAACAGATAAAACCCAATCTCCAACGACTGCTGGAGGACTGGCCAGACAGTTGACCTCGTGATGTGTTTCACGTATACTGATAGGTGAAATGACATTTGGAGAATATTATGATACTCGTTGATTTCAATCAAATAGTGATTGGCAATTTCATGATGCAAGTTGGTAATCACACAAACATCCCTCTTGAAGAGGGAATGTTGCGTCACATGATCCTCAATGCATTGAGGTACTACCGTACAAAGTTCCACGAAGAATATGGCGAGCTCGTTATATGCTGTGACAGTAAACGATACTGGCGCAAAGAAGTCTTTCCGTACTACAAAGCTGGTCGTAAGAAAGATAGACAAGCCTCTGGTGTCGACTGGAACACAATGTTTACTGTCCTCGATAAAGTGAGACAAGAGCTCATTGATGTATTTCCCTATCGTACAATAATAATTGAAGGTGCCGAAGCTGATGATATTATTGGCACTATTGTAGGTTACGAACGTGATGAAAAAATATTAATTCTTTCTAGCGACAAAGATTTTGTTCAGCTTCACGTGTATGACAATGTTGAACAGTATAGTCCTGTACTCAAGAAGTTTGTACGACACGAAAATCCTAAAATGTATCTAAGAGAGCACATCATCAAAGGTGACCGTAGTGATGGTATACCTAACATTATGTCAGCTGATAGTGTGTTTGTCAATGGTGGCCGCCAGAAGCCTATTCGCAGGAACATGATATCTGAACTTGCAAGAGTTGACCTTGACCATGTTGAAGAAAGTGATCTTTTCAAGGATGATGAGCATAAGCGAAACTGGTTGAGAAACAGACAGCTTGTAGATCTTAAAATGATTCCAAACGAGCTACGGAACAAAATTGAACGTACGTTTGCTGATTATGATATCAACGACAGAAGTAAGCTATTCAATTACTTCGTACAAAATAAGTTGAACAACTTAATGGAGAACATAAATGAGTTTTAACATGAGCGTCTACGAAATGTTGGAAGCCGTGGACAAAGAAAAAACCAAAGCAAAGAAAGTTTCGTTACTACAACAGTATTCGAAAGAATCACAAGCACTAAAGATTGTTGTGGAGCTTGCATATGATAAAGCATGGCAGTGGTTGCTTCCAGAAGGCAACCCTCCATACAATCCCTCTCCAAAGGAGGCAGACCTTCAACACGTACTAAAAGCTGATGCACGTCGTCTTCAGTACTTTGTTAACACGCCTCAAGGTAATGCAATGAAGCCTCTGAGACGTGAGACAATGTTCATTGAACTTCTTGAAGCTGTCGATCCTCTTGATGCTAAACTTCTGTTGGCTGCCAAACATAAGAAGCTACCATTCAAGTCTGTTACTAAGAAACTTGTTATGGAGGCTTTCCCAGAAGAAACGAAAGGCTGGTCATGAGTAGAGCATTTGTAATTGGAAACGGAAAGTCACGCGAAGGCTTCGATCTTGAGCAATTGAGACAGTATGGTAAGATCTATGGTTGTAATGCTCTTTACAGAGACTTTGAGCCTGACTATCTTGTTGCTATTGATGATAAGATAACTGAAGAGATCGAAGCCAGTGACTTTCCATCGGAAAAGTTTATTCATCCTGAGTTTGAAGAGCAGTGGGAGCATCCTGAGTTCAATCCTTTTACGAGATTGAGATCAAATGCTGGGATGAATGCTATGATCGAAGCTCTCCGTCACGGTCATAGAGAGATCATCTGTCTGGGATTTGACTTTATAATTTTGAACGAGCTTGGTACAAGTAACATTTACGAAGGTACAAATGCTTACGGACCTGAGACAAAAACGTCACTGCAAGATGGTCTCAGAAGGGCCAAGTATCTTGACTGGTTTGCAAAGAAGAATCACGTAGCTCAGTACAGACTCGTACTACCACGAGTTGAAAACTTACAAATACATAGATTCACAACGCCAAATATTCGTGGAATGTTCATTGATGAACTCATGAATTACCTAAATACAAATGGCGTATAAGGAGAATCATGCCCACTTATACATTTCATAACAAAGACACTGATGAAGTATGGGACGAACTATGTTCCATTTCAGAAAGATCTGCCTTCCTAGAAGCCAACCCTCATATTGAAACACTAATCATGGAGGCGCCTGCACTGGTCGCTTCAAAATATACTAGTGGTCCAAAAAACGATGATGGTTGGAATGAAAACCTTGCTCGTATAGCAGAAGCCCATCCTAACAGCAATCTTGCTGATAGGTATGGATCTAAGTCAATCAAGCAATCAAAGAATAGGGATATCATTAAGAAGTGGAGGGCGCAAACTGGTAGTCCATAGGAGACAAGAATGAGTAATCTTGCTGTCGAATATCTTGAAGATTATTATAATGCCAAAAATGACAAAGACGTATTTAAATATAATAGAAAGAGAAAAAGGAGAAACCAGGCTAAAAAACAATTGTTAGAATTGCATGACATAAAACCAATGACTGCAAACCAACATAAAGTGTTTGCATCGTACGACAAAGGCAACAATATACTTTTACATGGTGTTGCTGGTACAGGTAAGACTTTCCTTTCGTTGTACCTTGCTCTCGAGGATGTGATGAGCAAGAGAGACAGAAAAGAGAAAGTGGTTATTGTCAGATCCGTAGTTCCAACAAGAGACATGGGTTTCCTACCAGGTAAAGAGACAGAAAAGACAGCAGTATACGAGCAACCATATAAAAGTATATGTTCTGAGATAGCCAACAGAGGAGATGCATATGATGTCCTCAAGGGTAAAGGAATTATAGAATTCATCTCCACATCATACATAAGAGGAACAACATTAGACGATGCAGTTGTTATAGTTGATGAGTGTCAAAACATGACATTTCATGAACTTGACAGTATAATTACAAGGGTTGGAGTAAACACAAGAATAGTGTTCTGCGGTGACTTCAGACAAACAGATCTTAACAAACCTCATGAAAAGTCGGGAATCAAAGAGTTTATGTCAATTATTAACGACATGTACTACTTTGACAATGTTGAATTTGACTTCGAAGATATTGTAAGGTCAAGCCTTGTGAAAGATTACATCATAGCTAAAGAAAGATATAATGAAGTTCACCCACTACAATCCTTATAACATACCTAAACTTACAAGAGTAACAGAGAACGGAAAGCGGTACTATCTTACACCAGATGGTAAGAAGTACCCTTCCGTTACTACTGTTGCTGGTATCTTCGCCAAAGAAAAGATAATCCAATGGAGGAAGAGAGTAGGAAAAGAACAGGCTACCAAGATAACTACACAAGCGTCAGTTCGAGGTACAGCTGTTCATAAGTTATGTGAGGACTACATTAACAACGTAGAAGACTATACAAAAGGTCAAATGCCTGTCAATGTTGATTCATTCAACAGTATAAAACCTATCATCGACTCGTGTATTGACAACGTTGTTATGCAAGAGTGTCCACTCTATTCCCATTATCTTAAAGTAGCTGGTACAGTTGACTGTATAGCAGAGTGGAATGGTAAGCTATCGATCATAGACTTTAAGACATCACGTAAGCCTAAGAAGCTAGAGTGGATTGAAAACTATTTCATGCAAACAGCAGCCTATGCTGTAATGTTTGAAGAGTTGACAGAAAAACCAATAACAGACTTGGTTATATTGATATCAGTTGACAACGAGGAACCTCAGATATTTACACAGAAACGAGATGAATGGATATCAAAGTTTATGGAAGCGAGGGATGAATTCAAGAGCAGGCATGGTTACTAAAATGGATTGAAGAGTCTTCCTCTTCTGAATCCTTCTGGTATTTCGCCGTAACATCTTTTTTCTTCACCCGTTGTACGATTATGAATCCAGAACCATCCACCCTTATTGTTATTGTTCACGGATTTTTGTTTTCTTGTTTCTTCTGAGTCGATATAGCCCTTTTTACCATGAAGATTATATTTGTAATAGAACTTGAGTTTTTCAGATTTAGATAACCGGATATGCTCCGGATCAACGACACCGTAACGTCCATTTACTTTTCCAGAGACATTTTTAGATATTCTTTGTTTTGTTTCTTCAGTATGCCTAAACTTAACATTCTTTTTTCTGATGCGGTTAACAACTCG